TGGTTCGGTCGCGGCGGCGGCTGTTGCTAACTACGAAACCCGCAAGATGTTCCCGTGCTATAACGGCGCGGGCTTGGCGATGGAAATCATTGCTGCATACACGCAGCCGCTTCAAACCGGAAACCTGATGGAACTTGGTCTTTACCAAGCGACCACAACGGGCGCGGTTTTGGACGGCGTTCTGTTTCGCCTCAATTCTGCCGGTGCATTCCTTGGTGTAATCAGCTTCAACGGCGCTGAAACAACTGTCGATCTAGGCACTGTTCCAAGCGAGGACGAGGCCCACAGCTTCGGCCTTCGCGTTGAGCAGGAATCGGTTATCTTTATGGTTGACGGCGTTGTGCGCGGCTCTATTGCCACGCCTGCCGGTCAGTCTGCCCCTTCGAATAACATGTATCAGCCGATACATTTCAGAAACTACAATTCAGGCGCAACCACGCTTGCCCAACAGCTTCAAATCGGTGAAGTCCGCGTGTTCATGCGCGACGTTGGCGACAGCCGTGGCTTTGCGCAGGCAATGGCTGGCATGGGCGGTATGGGGTCGCAAGGCCATGCAGGCGCTACACAGGGTTCAACGGCGCTGTATACCAACTCGCTGGCTGCTGGCGCTGGTGTGGCTGCTACCAATACTACAGCGGCGCTTGGTTCTGGTCTTGGCGGGCAGTTTGCCTTGCAGCCGACATTGGCGGCGGGAACAGACGGCATCATCTCAAGCTATCTCGTTCCGGCAGCAACTGCGCTTATTCCTGGGGAAAGCCTTGTCATCAATGGTGTGTGGGTTGATGCAAAAGTCACCACGGCATTTACGGGCGGTCCTACGCTGTTTGCGATGTCTTTGGCCTATGGTGGGGATGCTGTCACGCTTGCACAGGCGGAAGCGGCTGCAACCAAGGCTTATCGTCGTATCCCTCTCGGCTTTATCAGTTTCCCCGTAACGGCGGCTGTTGGTGCCAAGTCTGATGAAGGCCGTCTATACGTCCCGTTCACAAGCCCGATTTGCGTCAATCCCGGTGAATACGTTGCAGTCGTCGCCAAGAACCTTGGCACGGTGACTTCTGCTGGTGTTGTGACGTTCCTGATCGGCTTTGATTGTCATTGGGAATAAACCATGTCTCTGCTGCTTAGGAGAGCGGCAAACCAGAATGTTGAGGTTCTGCCGTTACCGCAAGGTCATGGTGGCGATGGTCGCATTGGTTATTCCGTCAGGCCAACCAAAGTCTATAGGCCATTTGACCGCGATATTGAGGCCATACAAGAGGTTCTGGAGCGGGCCGCTCATAAGCCTACAGAAACCGTCCAAGCCAAGCCCAAACGCAAGCGTGAGATCGTCAGGGCCATTGTTGCCGAGACGGTCAAGGCGATTGAGGGTGATGGGCTAATTGCCTCGGCTCCGGTCAGGCAGGAAATCAAGCAAGCCGCATTTGAACTGTTGTTTCCGGCGATACCCTTGCCGGTCAATGACGACAGCCAATTACGCGCTGCAATCGAAGCCATGCTGCAACGGGCTGCGGAAGCGGCCTACCAACAGCAAATATACGAATATGAGCAGATGTTGGCATTCGAGGCCGACGAAGAGGACGCAATATGTCTTTTGTTGGCGAGTTAAGCAAAGAGCGGCTTGCTATCGAAGCCAGACGATTGCGCGATGATGTTGTGCTCAATGAAGCATTTGCATCGGTTCGCAAGGACGCTTTGGAGGCGCTGGCGTTCGCTGATGCTGACGACAAAACAAAGATACTGCGCTTTCAGGCGAGAGTGCACGTTATCGAAGAGGTTCAGACTGCCTTGCAAGGTTTCATCCTTCGTGGCGGCTCTGCAACAAGCGGACCTGAATAAGGCACCCCGCTTCCGGTCTATGGCAACATGGGCCTATCCAACCAATGGAAAATACCATGTCAAATGAACTGAACGGCACCCCGGAAGGGACCGATGCAGGCGAAAAGTCATATGACGATCACGTCGATGACCTGGCATCTCTTCTCGACGAACCTGATGAAGGCACTCCGAAGGAAAAGGCCAAAGAGGACGCTGTTGATGACGGTGATGAACCGGAACTGACGGCAGACGACCTTGACGATGAAAACCCCGATGATGACGAAGATCAACCAGACTACGACAAGGGGCGCTTTGCGGCTGATGCTGCCAAGGTGAAACTTGAAGACGGGTCAATGGTGACGGTCGCCGAACTCAAGCGCGGGAATTTGCGCGAGGCCGATTACACACGCAAAACCATGGAACTCTCCGAACAGCGTAAAGCGGTCGAAGAGCGAACGGCACGTGTGTCGCAAGTGGAACAATCCATTGCTGAACAGCGGGATTTTCTCCTGAGCTTTTACCAGAATATCGTTCCGCCCGAACCGACAATGGCAGACTTCCCCAACGACCCTGTTGGTTACATGTATGCCACTGACGAATGGAAGGCGCGGATGCGCGACCTGAACCAGCTTTCCGACTATGTGAAGGGCCAGAAATCCCAACAGCAGGTTGAAACGCAGACACAACAGGCGCAGCGACTGGAAAAGGAACAAGTTCGCCTTGTTGAACTCATGCCGGAACTCAAAGACCCGGCCAAGTTCGAAGCCCTGAAACAAGACATCATGACTTATGGTGTCAAGAATTACGGGCTGACTGCTGAAGAATTGGCATCAATCGACGACGCTCGATACATCCCGATTCTGAAGAAAGCCATCGCCTACGATAAACTGGTAGCCAAACGCGCCGAAACGCAAAAGCAGGTCGAGGCAAAGCCCCGTCTTGTCCCGTCAGGTCGCCGTCTGGACCCCAAGGCTCTCAAATCCCGTGATGCACAGCAAAGGGCCACCCAACTCCGCAGAACCGGCTCACTCGACGCCGGTATTGCGGCCCTCATGGACCTTGACCTTTAACGGAGAGCCATCATGGCACAAGTCTCGAATACCTATGAAACCTACGACGCAGTAGGCAACCGCGAAGAACTTTCGGACAAAATCTATCAGATCAGCCCGGAAGAAACCCCTTTCATCTCGGCCATCGGCAAGAAGTCGATTGATTCCGTTCACCCTGAATGGCAGATCGACACGCTGGCAACGCCGGTAACGACCAACAACGTTGCTGAAGGTGATGACTGGGCATATGCCGCTGTCACGCCGACTTCGCGTGTTGGCACGTATGCGCAGATCGCAAACAAGCGCATCATCATCTCTGGCACTCAGGAAGTCACCAGCAAGGCAGGCCGCAAGTCTGAACTGGCTCGTGAAATTGCCAAGAAGGGCGTTGAACTGCGTACTGACATGGAAGTCACCATGCTTTCCAATCAGGCGTCTTCGGCGGGTTCCGGCAATGGCGCGACCAACCGCACTTTGGGTGGTCTTCGCGCTTGGATCGCAACCAACGACGACCTTGGCGCAACCGGCGCATCGGGCGGCTTCTCGGCTGGCCTTGTAACGGCTGCAACCAACGGCACACAGCGTGCATTCACCAAAGTCATCATGGATTCGGTGATTTTGAACACCTACAACGCAGGCGGCAACCCTGACATTCTCATGGTTTCGCCATACGTCAAAACGGTGTTCTCCGGCTTTATCGCTTCGTCTGGCATTGCCACCCTGCGTTCGCAGGTTGACAACAAGACGCAGGCGACACTGACCGCAGCCGCTGACGTGTATCTGTCTGACTTCGGCACCATCACCGTGGTTCCCAATCGCCAGATGGCCCGTGTTGGCGCGACTGTTGCGCGTAATGCCTTCCTGATCGACCCGAAAATGGCATCGCTTGGAACGCTGCGTGACATTGAACTCGTGAAGCCCGCCAAGACCGGCGACGCTGAAAAGCGCGTTCTGAATGTCGAATACACGCTGCTTGTTCACAACGAAGCCGCACATGGTTGCGCTGCCGACTTGTTCGGCATGACCGCTTCCACGTAACCGACAGGGGCGGGTTTCGGCCCGCCCTATCCTTTCCCTTCGGAGATCCCCCAAATGGCTGACGAAAAGAAAGCCACTGGCACAATGCCGGTGTTGCTGCTGAAAAACTATCGCCCTGAATTGGGTGAAAAAACCCTTGCTGGCACAGTTCTTGATATGCCTATCAAGGAAGCGCACGGCCTTATCAAGTCTGGCATTGCCGAACGTGCTGACCCGCTTCCGGGGGCGGAAATAACGGACACCTATCGCCGGTCCAAACTCGAAATGGAACCCGGCAAATGGATCATCAAGACAGAGTTTTTTGCTGACGAGACGTTGTTGGCGGCAAACAAGTTTGACTTCGATGAAAGCCACGGCAAGCGGTGGGGCGAGGGGCAGGTAGTTGCCCGCGTTCCGTTGAACAAACTCTACCAGGACATCATCCCTCACATCAAAGAGGGCGACAAAGACCACCTGAAATGGTGGTTGAACCATGATGACGCCAAGCCGTTCCGCACGTTCAAGGGCAGGATTTAACCGATGGCAATCACCGATTATTCAGGCTTGAAGTCGGCAATAGCCACGTGGATTGCCCGTGATGACCTGACTGCCTACGTGGCTGATTTCATCGTGTTTGCAGAGGGCTATATCAACAGCCGTCTTCGCGTTCGCCAGATGGAGGAAGTTGTCTCACTCTCCCCTACGCTTGGCGTGTTCACGCTGCCGACTGATTATCTGCAATATCGCAAAGTAGTGATGGATAACGGAACGCGCTATCCGCTGGCTTATATCACCCCTGATGCTGCCGACATGAAATACCCGACACGACCGGATGGCATTCCGCAGCACTTCACGATTATCGGGGGTAGCCTCTACACGTTCCCGACGACAGACGCGGATATTGAATTGACCTATTGGCAGGGCATCCCCGCGCTATCGGACAGCAACACCACCAATTGGCTGCTGACATTGCGGCCGGAAGCCTATTTGCGCCTTGGCTGCGCATTTGCTTCGGAATTTATCAAGTCTGACAACGAGGCTCAAAAGCAACTTGCGCTGGCTGATGGGATATTTGCGCAGATGGAGGCAGACAGCCACCTCGCCAACTATTCCCGCGCTGGCCATACTTCGCAGGGTGTAACACCTTGATTTTCTTTGCGCCATTTGAGCCAGACAAGTCCCCGTTCAATGCAGAGGCGACGGACGTGGCTATGAATGCCATTCCTGTCGCTGATGGCTGGGGACCGTTTCCGTCATTTGAGGCTTTGTCTGCCTCTTTGGGCGCGGAATGCAGGGGCGCGATTGTTGGCCGGTCAACTGCTGGCGATTATTCGATCTTTGCCTTCACCGCCACGGCCATCAAGAAATATGTGCAAGGGACCGCGACTTGGACCGATGTTTCCCGACTTGCGGGTGGTGCTTATAACCTCGCGGACGATGAATATTGGTCAATTCTCCAGTTTGGCCCGTATATCGTGGCATCGAATATCGGCGATGTGATGCAGGTCTATGACCTCGACAGCGCAAGCAATTTTTCGGCGCTGGCTGGTTCGCCTCCACAAGCCAAGTATATTTGGGTGTGTGGCGGGTATCTGTTCGCTGGCAATACGACTGCGGGTGCTGATCGCATTTACAATTCAGGGCTTGAGGATATTTCGGAATGGACGGTCGGCGAGGCGGGTTCTGACTTCCAGCCAGGTGGCGGCTCCGGTGAAGTTGTTGGCGGCGTTGGGGATCAGTTCGGCGGATATGTTTTTTATTCTGACAGAGTTCGCCGTATTCAGTTGACGCCAAACACAGGCTATACCTATTCCCTAACCGATGTGAACGTCTCACGGCCAACGGTCGCGCCTTATTCCATCGTGAACATCGGGCCGAATGATTTCATCCACTATTGCAATGACGGGTTTTTCCGTGGACCTAATGCAACGCCAATCGGTGCGCAGCGGGTTGATGAATGGTTCGCCGATTATGCGGATTTGGCAACAGTCGCGCAAATTCAAGGCACGATTGACCCGATCAAAAAGATTGCATGGTTTACGTTTCAGACCACGCTCGGCACAAACAAGGTGTTGGGCTATCACTGGCAGTTGGACCGCTGGACGCTGTTGGACACGGTGCAGACGTATCTGGTTCCACTCGCCACGGCTGGCTATACACTTGAGGACATTGCTGCGCTTTATCCTTCAATTGAGGATGTTCCTTATTCGCTGGATAGTTACGTTTGGGCGGGTGGCAGACCGGCATTTGCTGGTTTTAATTCAGACGGCACATTCGGGTTTTTCTCCGGTGGTGCTGCCGCTGCAACGCTGGAAACGGCCAATGTGCAGGACGCTTCGGAAAGATCATTCGTCAACGCGGTTCGGCCTATTACGGACGCTGCTGGCGTATCTGTCGCGGTCGGTGCACGGGATAGCCATTCGGACACGGTTACATGGGGCAATGCATCCACAGCCAATTCACGGACGGGCCTTTGCCCTGCACGGTCGAGCGGCAGATTGCATAAATATCGCATGACAATCCCCGCAGATACGGAATGGACCATTGCGCACGGTGTTGAGCCTGTTGCGGTTCCAGAGGGTCAAGCATGACTTCGGCGGTATTCAATCAGGTCGGAACCATCAAGACCTACACGCTCAAGGAT